TGTTCGGTAAAATCTTGCACAAGTTGCGTTATCTTGCTATGACTCAACGAATACCAATCCGTGAAATAACCTGTTCCCTCAAAAATATAATCGACAATTACCTGGAAAAAGGCAATACACTTTTCAGTTAGTGTAACTTTACCAAGCATTTCTTCGTCGTAACGAACTTTGAATGAACGATGATCCGAATCTGAGACTTCTCGCGATATCAACGAAAATGCTGAACTAAGTACGCCTGGAGCAAGACTTTCCAATGCTGAATCCCACTTACTTTGAATAACTTTAAAAGCTTTAATACCGTAAGTTGGAAATTCTTTACCTTGAGAGTGCCATTTAGGCGCACTAAGTTTTTCAATTTTAGACCAAATATGTGGTTTGACAAATCTACCAATCTTGATTGTTAAATTAGCAACTGCAACAATTGCCAATGCTCCTCCTCTGCAAATTCCAGCCACTCCAAGAACACAATCCATAATAAATTCAGTTATCTTAAGCCACTTTTCTAAGAAAACATTTAGATCTGAGTTAGTATTTGATGCGGCCATAGCTACTGATAGAGGGGCATGGTTCAAACTCTTTTGCGCGTCACACGCGAAATCTTTCATTGCTGAAAAACAAGCTTTTGCTTCACACACTACATCTCCACACTTCTCAACTAAATCACCCTTTTCCAATTTCTCAGCAGTATTACCTATTGCGTTTAACTTCTCTTTTGTTTCAACGATGGAAGAAAACCATCGATTTGGGTGCCATATAGCACTTTGAAATTCCATGACCAACGGGGTAGAGACATCACATCTCTGTTTAACCTCATTGGAATTATCTTTTAACTCAATATCATTCGGCTTCGTTAGTTCATGCGCCTGTGAATTGAGTTTTGAAAATTTTGTTTCGAGATGTTGCAATGTATGATCAACTATCACATTGCCGATCAAGATAGAACTCGATTCCCTCAAAGTTCCTGTTCGTTGAATACGGAATTGGGGTATTGCTAAAGGAAAATAAACCATAAAATCGTCGCCAACAGAGTGAAACGAATAAATTCGTGGTAAAGTACCAGTAGTATCTGAATTAGTATACCCTATTAACAGGGAAGGCCATCCAGTAACGTAACTCTCCCGTATTCTATTAGAATCTGCCACCATAGGATAGACATTGTAGTAAGGGAGTTCTACCAATTTCTGTTGTTGGACTCCCGGATGCCATTGGGCTGAACCATTAAATGTTGCAGGGAGTTCAAAAGATACAACAGGTGGTAGTGTAGCGACTGTCACAGCAGGTGGAATAAGTGCTGTGAAATGCGGTATGGCAAACATTGTAATATTGTTCGAAACTCCACTGGAGGTTGAAATAACAAAACGATTAGACCCAGATGCTGAAAGATAAGTACCAAGCAAGAGAAAATGTTCCTTACCACAAAAAGCTGGAAGTTGCCATAAACCGGTAACATTAACGCTACCGTCACCATGAATGAATGGAGCCGAAGCCACAAAATCAGGCCTTCTCAACAAAGTAAGAACATTATCATGTTTTGACAATATGAAAGTTTTCTTGACTGGAGCTGTAGCCTGTTTAAAGGCAACTTGTGTTGTGGAATTCTCCAGTGCTGTATCCGACGGTTCATCTCCCTGAAATTGAAAAGCAGTAGTTTCGGCTCCCTGTTGCCTTTTAACTGCCATATGCGCATTAATTGCTTGAATCCACACAGAAAACTTAACAGATTGTGGTGCAGTTGACGGGCACCGCAATTGATTCCAAACCAAAACTTCAACACGACCCATAGTGGGATATGCACTGCGCAAAACACGAGTCATCGACGAGTACGGAACAATGAGTGAACACTCCGTTTCATTAGCAATATTCAATATAGCATGAGGCAATTGTGTCAATGTCCCACCAGACATACCGGTTCTCATATCTTCACTTAAAGGTGCCCAATACATTATAAGGGCACCCTGATGGAAAAGAGAAGGATTAATACGCAACGTAACCTTAAAATCCATACGATACAATTCATGATAATTAGAAACTCCACGTGTTGCAAAGTTAACATTAAAATATTCATCTGGTAATCTAAAAGACAATAGACTGTCTATTATATTATTGGAAGTTAAAAAAACGTTTCCAAAACTCTGCAAGTATTCCCGTTCAAGGACGTTTTGAGTGTTAGAAGATTCAACATTACAACAGATGCTTGTATTGGCATCATTAGTGTCTTTAGTGTTTCTATCATCATGTATCGGCGCAGCCTGGTGAACATTACGTACCACTTCCTCGTTCATCTGCCAAGAGCCAATATAAGTTTGCACTGGCTCATTAGTAAAATCAAAAGCCACCGGGGTCTTAAATTCAAAATCATCCATAACTTCGACATAAACATTGATATCTATAGTTGTTGAAACTGTTCCATTTGAATCAAGATCATTCTGTACGAAAATATTGAAAGTTCCCAATGTATCCAACAACGTAGCTGCAGGTTGTGGAACACGAAATGGTATAGTGTTCAAATAATCAGTTTGTGTGACAAACGGAATGTCCAATGACGTGCGATTGTTCATTCCTAAATCAATAGTAGCTGAAGTACAATTACGCGCACCGTCAATTGAAATTGCCGCCAAATTTGGATTGAAAGCCAAATAAAGCTGTCCTTGGTGATATTTAGTCGGCAGACACTCTACAGTAAAGCGAATTCCGCCTCTCCAAAAAGCAAAGAATTGCGAGAAATATGAAATTGGGGTATTATCCCAAAAAGTATTAGTTCCTGAAACGCGAGGTGTTATAATTTGTGTATTAACATTAATACGTGCAAGTGGAACTCCAGCTGGTTGCGCTTGAGCCCAAGGAATAACTGCGATACGCGCAGGTACTTTACACCTTTCTCTAATATCAGTCATCCGCTGCATGTACTCTACATCCATGCTCAAAAGGGCATGCTGATTAGGCATTATATCATTTTGACTAAGGGCCAATGAACTGACCTCTTTAGGAATATCTACTAATGCATAATTGCCTGGTTCACTACACTTAATCGGTGGCGTGTCATGCATGAATTCATCAAACACATTCTTCGCAAGAGTGCCTATAGCTGGCATACTTTTAGCAAGTACATTACCCACCACTGGAATGCAACTGGCAATATCCTGCACAAAATTCATTTCCTTACTTTGAAATTCAAAAGGAACACTTGGTTTTATAGCTGTAGCATATGCATTCAAGCATTGTTCATAATTTTTAATATCACGATTAATAGTAAAGCGCAATCTTTTAATAAGACCGTAAATTCTACGGTATTCATTAATATCAGCTCCTCCAAGTGCATCAAACAAAGTCATAAAACTATCCAACTTATCAAGGTCAGATTTTAAAATTCTGCTGTAAAAAGTACACTGTGCATGAAGTTCTTCAACTGAAGCATTAACCGAAAGCGTTTGATCTATAGTTGTGGCCATGGTGGAAGAAAAGAAAAGTTTTGCCAGTGCAAGCCCACTAGCAGGCAGCCATTAACGAAAGGTTTACGAAGGGGGAGAAAGGATGCTCCCCCTTAATCATCAGCCAAGAGGTGGCCAACCGTCCCCACAAGTACGCACTTCTATTACAATACATTTCACACTCAACACTACTAAGATAACAGACATAAATCCCACACCTAAGGGTACACCCATAAGAGCAAATTTAGTTATAAATAACTAAATCGAGAACAAAATTCACTGGATTGTGAACCCATATCCCCTCCTTATGGTTATTATGTCAATCATGTCTTCAAGTATCATACTACGTGTATCATTCAAGATTGTTACAAATGAGCAAACAACGCTTTAGATTAGATGTTACAATCATACGCGCAAAATAATCCACTCAGAACCACCGGATTAATATAACGTTGGGTAATGGAGATATACATTACGAGAGTGTATAATCCCTGCCATAAGAACTAGCTAAATATTAAAGTACTGGGAAAAGTACAAAATATAGAGCCTCCAATGCAACGTTAAATGTTCCGGTTCTGCCGAGCTTGATAAGAATAACGTACAAGTATAACACACTAAAGGTACAATAGTCACTTTACAAATAACAAGGTAAGACGGTCTAGTTTACGTCAAAGTGACGATTGCTATGAGACACACAAACGGTGAAACATAGCAATAAATGAATTGATAACAGGATCATTACTCCCGTCTCTATGCATAACACAACGGTTATACACAGAGAAATAGAGACGTATGGCCCAAAGGGCC